ATTACTCTACTTCTTTCTTTTACTGTACATTGCTCCATTAACTCTGCAAATTCAATCACCGCATCTGCTAAACCTACCACTCTTAATGACATACCTTGAAAACTCCTTCTACCTGCGTAGTTAGACTTCTGAAGATCTTTGAGGTGATTTATTTGTTTAGCTGATAAATATCCCATTACACATAATTTTGAGCAAATGAACAAAATAAATGTAAATACATATTGTCTTCACTTATCTGGATATTTTCTATTTGGTAATATTTATTCATCCAAATAATTCTTTGTTGCTCGTTTATGTCAGTTCTATATCGACAGGTAACTCTCACCTGGCTTAATGCTGTTATCTTGCCACCTTCTACCTCCTCCTTGTTTATTCCTTTATAATCTACTAATGCCCATACCTCTGCAAAATTACTCCACGTCTCTGTTCCAAAACCAGTAGTGCCAATAGCACGAGAAACACTCTGTACTATTATTCTTTCTCTTAACTTTCCTATTTCTTCTTTTTTGTTGTATCTCATTAGAATAATTGAACCCTATATTGATCTAAAAGATATTGAGAGGCAGTAGGCATCTTTCTAACGTAATCTTCTCTGTTGTCGTAAGTATCAGCAATCATCATCAACATTGCCTGTCTTATTTGCATAGGTACACCGCTTGCCTCACTGCTAAATCCTGCCGTATAAGTTATAGTCACATCATTTATATTACCATACAATGTTGGCCATGTTTTGCCAAATGCAAGGGATAATCTGCATGGTTTTGAAAAATTATCTACAATATAATTACTACTATTGTATGTCTGTGTTGTATTTTGGCTGTCTGCGTACTGAAAATTAGTAACAGCAATAACTGGAGAAATACTTAAATAAATAATTGGATTTGAAAGCCTATCTAACTTTTCAGTAATAGTTTGAGTAATCAATGCCATGTTAAGGTAACTTTCAGCAACGTGACGAGCTCCAGTAATTAAAGTAGTAATCATTGTATCATCAGCAGATGTATCAACCTTTAAATAGTTTTTTACTTCAGACAATGTCCAAGGTTCTGTTACTGGTGCCGTTGTTACTTTATAAGCCATCTTTATATTTTTAAGTAGGGATAGAGATTTCTCCCTATCCCTTTACTATCCCCTATTATTTACAGATTCTTTAGGTGCTTAATTGCAGCCGTATTAAGCAATTTGCCATCATACCTTGCATACATTAAGAAACCTACCTCCATTTCGTCCATGAAACGCTCACGCAATGGCACAAGGACATTGTTAGCTACCTGGCGAATGATGTACTTAGACCAATCTCCAAAATAAATAATTTTAGCATCAGCAGCCTGTGCAGATGGTAAATCATTGTTCACAAAGAAGTTGTAACCTAATAATCTGTCTGGTGTACCTTCTCTAAGTGATGGTTGGAATAATGGATTATTTGCAGTATCAAAGTTTAATTTCCTAACCGCACTTAAAATCTGGTCATGCATCATGAACGCAGCCGATGGGCTATTTCTGTAAGCAATGTCAACCGAATGAACAAGGTCAACCAAGTTAGCAGCAGTAAACGCGCCAGTAGTTGCAGATTCTACACCAGAAGGTGCAACATCTCTGAATCCTGTTGGTTTACCAGAACCATCACCAGTTGTAAATGCAGTGTTTAACGCTCTACCTAAACGCTCACCTAACATGATTGGTAATTCACTATTCAATAAACCAAACTCATCATTTGCCCATTCAACAGATACTTTAACCAATGTGTTACAAACGTGAGCTGCAAACGTTTCTCTTGTAAAGGTCATGTCTTGAACAGTTACTGCCGCTGCCTCTGTATGCCAGTTAGCAGCCGTGCCTGTATCATTAACTTTTGGCCAGTACAATGTACCTGCTTTTGGTGTAGTGATTACACGGCTAACCTGTAACATTGGTCCGTAGTAAGCCATTGTTCTTTCCAATTCGTTAGAAAACTGGTAAGGAATAACATAACCACCTGCCAATCCAGTCTCCGCAGTAGTAATCGTTGCAGTACCACGCATTTCACGGAGTAAACCGCGCTCAGTGTTATTCAACTCTCTCTTTGCAATAGCCTTTATGAATGCAGAGTGATACTCTGGAGACTTAACAATCTCTCTTTGATCCCTTGGCAATGCAGCAAGTGTATCTTCAATACCACTAACTCCTCTTGACTCAGAGTTGATTTCATTCCATCTTTCTAAACGTGAAATTTGGTCTGTATAACTTTTAAAAGAGCTATCTGCTTTATCCCATTGTGCGGATTCGTCGGCGGACATCAATCTACCTTCGGCTGCGGCTCTTTTTTGTAGGTCTTCCATTATTGCGTAATCGGAAGCCCGCTTTTCTCTTAATTCCTTTGCAGTCATTATTTTGTTTTTAAATTTAGTAAATGCAGGGCATTCCTGCGTAACTCGTTCTGTATATTAATTTCAGATTTAACACATATATCAATAACACTTTGTAATTCTTCGTCTAACTTTCCTGCTATCTGCTCATAGCTGCGCTTGGCAACCATGGTATCTGGATTAGCAGGATAAGTTACTGGAGAAACATCGTAAACTTTTTTAATAGAACGTATGATTCTTTTAGGTTTGATGCCTTCCCTTTCTTGCCAGTCCTCTGCCTCTACACTAAAAGCAAATGATGATTGATAAACATCACCACGTTTAACCATTTCTAAAAGGTCGTTACCTAAAGAAGTATTTGGTGCCTCAAATGAATATTCCAAAGCATTACCCGTAAGATTTAATTTTAAAGTACCGGATTTAGTCCTTGCCAAAACCATGTTAGCATCATGATTAAACAATGCCACTACATCGCTCATGTCGGAGTTAGTGAATACATCTTGACTCATCTCTTCATCATACCAACCCATATCGTAGGCAGAGTTAAACACGGTAGCAGTGCCTACTATTGTGCGAGATTCTGGCATAGCCCTAAACTCATAATTTATACTTCTTTTTTCCATTGTTTCTTCTTTTGACCTTTCGTCCATTATTTTATTAGCTGTTCTTTCTGCCCAGGGCAACATCGTTGAGCCACCCCAAGCGTCATACATGATTGAACCGCATATTTCATTATCATCTTCATCAAAATATTTACCTTGGTCATATACCTTGGCTCTACTTAAAAAACTATATGTTCTTATGACCTCATCGTCACTTAATGCCTCTCTTCCGCTTAACTGCCTTGCCCTTGTCCAGCCCACGGAAGTCCCACACTGGCTGCCATTATCTTCTTTATGCTGCAATGCTTTCTTTGCGGCATTTGTTGCTGATTGAGGGTAATTACTGTACGGCATCTGTCGTAGGTTCTATTTTTATATTAGAAGCTAAAGGCAATTCATAACTATCTCCACCGGTGTAAGGATTCATATTCTCTTTAATCCTAATTTCGTTAGGTGACATTGCTAATACATTACGCATAGTTGTGTAGTAAGAAGATCTTGCTGCCACATCGCCACGGAGTAAGCCATCAAGATTAAATCGAGTGCTATACCTTTCTTTTTCTACCTCAAAAAATATTTTTCTATTAAATTCTGCCTCTATAATTTCGCACAATGGCATAATGGTGTAATTAACAAACATTTGGCTCAACTGCTCCATGTTGCTAAATGTAGCCTTATCCATATCTTCTAATAAAACACCTGGTACACCAGTTATGCGAGCAATGTCTGATATAGTAGCCTTCTTAGTTTCATTAAATGCTGCATCGTTTGGATTAAGACCTACCTTCTGAAAGTCCATGCCTTCCTCTAAGATGGCAGTGCCTCCAGCATTTTGACTGCCTCCAAAAGCACGATTGAAAGAAGATTTTAATCTGTCGTATGCCTCATTAGTTAACTTACCAGGATGTTTTAACACTCCATTCAAGTGTGCGCCATTCTTGTAAAAGTTTGCACCGTAATTTCTATTGGCTAAAGCTAAGCCATAGTTATCTCTATGAAGGTCCGGCATAACAAAACCATCTATACCATTCCATGAAAGGTTAGGTATGTGAATGATGTTATCTGAACTATACTTCTTGTTATTCTTCTTATTCTTAAATAGTAACTCGCCTCTGGTATTATAGTAACTTTCCATCTGCACCGGATCAAGAATCAAAAGACTTGTAATCCTTTGGCTATTTGCATTTCTGTTGATAGCAGCGTAAAAAACACCATGGCTCAAATAGTGAAGCACCATTGTCTTATAGAACGTGTGAGCTGTGTAAAACTGTGAGGGCTCACGACTAACTATTTTAAAATTTGGATGTTCTTTAGCTATTCTTAAACTACCATCTTCTCCTTTTTCTATAATATCAAAAGGCAAGGATGCAATAACACCTCCAAGTATTTGAGTCGCTCGGTAAAATGCAGGTAGACCAATAATAGAATATTCATCTACCGCTACACCAGCTGCAGATCCTCTTTGAAATAATGCGCCTAATGTATCACCGTTTATTGGTGTACTTGGATTTTCAATACTGGCACGAGTATTAGAAAAAAAAGACCGCATGGAGTTAATTATTCCCATGC